TCACTGCTGCAGGCCAATTGCCCAGTCGTGCGCCTTTAGCGCGTAAGTGGTTGCATCGGTGCAGGATTGCACGTCGTTTGCGGATACCATGACGGCGTCGGTGGGCATTCGCGCAGAAAATCGGGTATTGCCACCCGCGGAGGTGGCAGGGGTTGTGACGGCACCACCTGCAGCGGCTGCGGACTGCATGCCATAAGCAGCGATATACCGATCAGCGGCAGACCGCGCCGCTGCAAGCTGTGACTGATAGGCATTGTCGGCGTCCTTTGCCTTGGCCGCAAACGCGGCGTTCTGGTGATCGAGCGCCTGCTGCGCGCTGGCCGCTGCCGCAGCCTGCGCCAGGCGGAACCGGGTCGCCTGGGCACGCAGCGCATCGGCATTGGCCACAGCCCGGCTGTCCAGGTGCCACGCCAGCAAGGACACGATAACCAGCGCAGCGTATGACCCGAACCGGCGCGCAAATGGCCAAAGCAGGCTCGTGACGATGGTCATAGCCAGTGTCCGATGCAGCCGGCCAAAACTACAACCGACGCCCAATACGGCCAGCTTTCGGCATAATTGGCGATCCAGACGGCTGCAATCTGTGGAATTGTCGTTGCTGCAGCCACACCTGTCTCTGCGGCTTCCTTGTTGGTGCCATTCATGTTCTGCTCCCTAATTATGGCCATAGCAGGACTGTACCGAGGTCACGCTGCCAGGCTGATACAATGTCACGGCTGGCCCTTTGCCGACCTGAATGCCAGTCGCGCCGATCACCCCGGAATTATAGGTAATCACATTGCCCGAAACGCTGGCGATCGTGTGCCGTCCGATCAGATAGTTGGCACCGCCCGACAGGACGTAATTGCCGATGTAGAACTGCTGGCCCACGCTCATCCACGCTGGGGCATATGAAAGCGTGAGCGTCACCACCCCGGTCGACGCGTTGTAGCTGACGCCGTTTTCGGCCTGGCCATCACTGTTCGCGCCCGATGAATACGGCACGATCCCGACCGTATCGATCTGGTTGATGTAGGGGTCAGACGGGTTTATCAAATTGACGTTGCCCGACATTGTCAGACCGCTCGAGACGTCCTCGATCGACGCTTGCCAGCAAGAGCCGGCGCCGGTTGGGTCGAGGTAGTTCTTGAGGAACGACAGGGTCTGGAACCGGTTGTAGCTAGCCGACGCCGCCGCCACCGAGAACGGCTTGTGCGTGGCAGACGTGGTGAGGTTTTCGACGAATACGTTGTGATCGATCGAGCCGGTCAGCGTCTGCAACGGCACGCCGAAATTCTGCGCACCCGACAGATACACCGGGGTCTGCCCGCCATACCCAAAGGTCGACGCGGGCTGGAGATAGGTGTTGTATTGGTAATCGAATTCGGTCGTGCCGCCGGCCGCGCCGGCAGTGTAATACGGGCTGTTCATCGTTGTCGGACCCACGGTGCCCAAGACCTGGTTGAGCGTCCAGGTGCTGCCCGAGCCCGAGACGATGTACGTCGGCGAGGGTATAACGTCCGACAGGTTGATGCTCAGGCGAGAGAGGCTGGCCGGTTGGCTGAGCATCCAGATGCTGCCTGAGCCAGAAACGATTGTGGTGCCCGTTGGCACGCCCGTGCCCGAAAGCAGTTGCCCGACCGTGATCGTTCCGCTGATGACGCTGTTGACGGTCAGGGTGGTGCCGCTGATCGTACCGTTGATGACGGCGTCAACCGCGCTGTTGGCGGTCACGTACTGGCCCACGGCCAGTGTGCCGCTGGTAAGGCTATTGACCGTGAGCGTGTTGCCGCTGATCGTGCCGTTGAACACCGCCCCGCTGGTCGACGCTTCGGGCAAGAGCAATTCACCGTGGCCATAGTTGGAATAGGCCACGCCATAGCGGCCGCTTGAATACGTCCAGTCGCCTGCGTTTGTGCTGGATTGCAGCGTGAGGTGGGTCGTGTCGGTTGCGGTCACCGTGTAAGTGCCGCTCCATGCCAGGCCGGTTGCGCCGTTGCTCGACAGGATAAGCGTGAACATTGATCCGACCGGGATGCCGTGCGGCGCGGTGGCGGTGATGGTTTCGAGCGCCAAGTTGCCGGTCGACGGCGATGAGCAGTTGGCCGAGCATACGATCGAAGAAAAATACACATAGGGCTGTGGCTGGTAGAGCATACCCTCGGTGTAGTTGTGGTCGAAGTGGTGAACGGTGTTGCCGACGTTGGTATTGTTGTAATCGATGATGCGCCCGGTCAGATGCAGGAACGCGTTGTTCTCAACCCAGGAGTTCCCCGACGCCTGGTTGTCACCGATCAAATGGGTGTTCATTGGCGCGACACCGGCTGCGTAGCCGGTGACGGTCACGCTGCCCGCAGTGTAAGCCCCTCCCGGCCAGTTGGCCTGGCACAGCGCGGTTTCCAGCGCGCTTGCGTTCGGGTCGCCCGCGCAACCGAACACGGTGTTGTTGTAGAAGGCGAAGGTGTTCGACAATGACGTCGACACAAGCTGCACGATATAGCTTTGCCCTTGGGGTCCGGACGACGCGGTGCCAGTCCCGGCCGCGATGCTGCCGACCAAGTTGCAATTCGGCCCGTTCACAAACAGTGAATTGCGGACCACAATCGCAGCGGTGTCTTTGCTGGTGTGAGCCGCCCCCGTTCCCCAGGACCGGCCGGTGATGTCGATCGGTACACAACCATATCCGGTGATGCTGTTCCAACCGAAGTTGTAGCCGTCGAAAATCAGGGCATTGGCCGATCCGCTGGTGTTCGAACAGGTGATACCTGCGCCGTTCCAGGTGAATGGCGATGGCGTGGCCGTGGTGCCAGCAGCGACCCCACCGGGAACCGCACTGTTGGAGGCATAAAACCTGCAATTCGCGCCATCAAGGTTGGGATTGACTAGCGGGTCGGTCGCAATTTGCGCCGGGTCTTTCAGATAGGCTGGGTGCAGGTTTGCGGTGGTCGGCATCTGCCAGCGCGGCATGCCCACAGCGTAATCGACGCCAGCGACATTCCAGGGCGGTCGCGTGACATAGACGCCGTTCGTCGGCTGCTGACTGATCGACGCGGCAAAGCTCGCACCCCACAGCGGTGCGGTGCTGGCAGGATAGGACATCCCGCCACTTTGAGCCGCATAGCCGCTGAAAAATGTCGGCACCTGCACCGATCCGCCGTTGTAGCAGCCATCAGCGTCGGTGCCAGTTTGCGTACAGGGTGTCCCGCCCCATACGACCGGGTGCGCGTGCACAACCGACGCGCTCAACAGCGCCAGGATCAACAGTATCGTCCGGATCATACCGCCACCGCCCCCACCGCCTTGAGGAAGACATGCAGCGCGTTGTAGATCGCCAGCGGGTCGTTCTGGTACTGGTTGGCCGTCAGTGCCGCGCCGCCATGCACCGCCGCGATCGTGTTCACCCCCGCCTGCAAGCCCGAGGCATAGCCGATCTGCAGGTTGCGGCTCTGGAACGCCGCGCTGGTCTGTGTGCCCGACGATGCGCCCGTCGTGCTGCCGTTGAGATAGCCCTGCCATGCCGCCGCGCCGGTGCGGTTCCACATCGCATGGCCCGGCGTTGCCGCGCCCGCTGACACGTTGGCGCTGCTGGCATAGTTGGGCTGGCACGTGAAATTGCCGCCGTTGCTGACGCCGATCGCGGTGCCGGCGCAGCCCACGTCATAGCTGTTGGCCGGACCCGATGCCGCATTGGCCGTGATAAACCACGCGCCCAGGTGGCACGAGTTCTGACTGGCCTTGATATTGGGCGCGGTCGACAGGTTGATGCCGGTGTTCAGATAGTTTGCCGTGGACCCCGTGCCCGCCCAGCCACTGTTGGCGGTAAAGGTCGGTGCGCCGGTCACGCTCGCCTTGTAATTGGCCACGGTATAGCCGCTGATCCCGCCGCCCGGCGTCACCAGCGACAGCAGCGTCGTGTCATTGTCCGGCCCGGCCAGCAGGTACAGGAAATCCAGGCTTTGCAGCAGGCCGGCGGATTTGAGCGCGCCATAGAGCGTGTCGATCTCGGATCGATAGACCAGCGCCACGCCGCCCGGCACATTGGGCGCGCGGTTGATGAATGTGCTGGTTTCCGACTGTTCGGCAAGCGCGCTGCCCACACCGTTGAACGCCGCCAGATAGGCCGCTTGCGACAGCGGTTTGGCCACCGATCCATCCGACGTCAGGCGGCAGGTGAACGGCGCGCTGGCATCGCGGTTCCACACCCCGTGATAGATCACGTTGTTGGCCGGATCGTTCAAAAATGCCGCCATGTCGCGGTAGAACCCCGGATTGTCCTGCCCGCAGCCCCATTCGCTGATCCCCATCGGCTTTGCCTGGGCGCGCGCAAAATCGGCCAGATAGCGCAAGCCATAGAGCCCACCCGCATAGCCCAGCGTGGCCGGGCCATAGGCCACTTTCGCAAAGGTCAGGTTCTGCCCGAAATTCAGCCCGACCAGATAGACATCCATGTCGATCACATCGACATAGGCGTTGCCCGGATAATACCCCTCTGACACGGCGAGCGTGCCGCCCGCGACATAAGTGCCGGGGTTGGTCGCCATCGTCACGACCACGCTGGTCGAGGTGGCCGAAACCACGGGCCAGGTGCCGTTGAGACTGGTCGGCACGGCACCGCTGATCGTGACATTTGCGCCCGCCGTGGGCACGGTGGACAGCGTGGCGGTGGTGATCGTTGCCTGACCGCTGGCCCACGATACCGCGCTGATCGCGCCCGAACACAATGGCACCTGGCCGGTGGGATCAAAGATGTTGCCGGCCGCATCGGTCGATACCAGCGGCGCGCACCACACCGCTTTGAACCGCGGATCGAGGTTGCGCATCAGCGTCGCGACATGCTGGAACGTGGCGATATATTGCGCCGCGGCCGCCGGCGTGGTGACGGCCCAGGGCCAGGCGGGCGTGCCGCTGCCATAGCCCGCTTCCCAGCCCAACCGCACAAAGATGTTGCCGTTCGGCTGCGCCGCCAGCATCGCCTGAAACATCGCGGTCAAGACCGCATCGTAAGTGCCCGCCGCGACTTGCGCCATGGTTTGGGTATTGGTGGCCAGCGGAAACGCCCAGAACGTGCGCAAGCCCGCATTGGTGGCGATCGTCGCCTGCACCTGGTTGAAACACTGATCGAACGTGCCGACGTTGTTGGCATAGCTGGACCCGGAAATGCCGTAATTGGCAAAGCCATGCGCCCAATCGGGTGCCTGCCCGGTAAATGCCTGCCACACCGCCGCATCGCTGGCCCCGGCGGCGCAGCGCACCCCGGTCAGAAGCGGGCGTTTGGCAAGTTTGTTGTTCAATCCGGACAACACCGATGCGGCCATGGCTTGCGCGATAACATCAGCCATGTTTCATTGCCCCCCGGCGATAAAGCAGGTGCCGCCGGTCAGCGTCGCCTTGACATATTGGTGCCCGGCGATCGTGTAGACGCCTGTGGCCGTGACATTGACGGTGGTGGTAATGCCCGATGCTGTATTCAACGCCGCGGTCTGCCCGATAAAATCGTTGTTGTTGTCGGGACTTATCGCAATCGTGCCGGCGCTGGGCGCGACAACGCAGGTCAGGATCACCGTGCCATAGGCCAGCGCATTGAACACGCTGCCCGAGGTATAGGCCACAGGCGTGCTGAACAGCGGCGTTGCGGTCACCGACCCGCTGACCGGCTGGGTTGCTTGCCAGAATGTGCCGGTTACGCCCACGGTCGGCACAGTGCCGATATTGACCGTTGGTGTGGCGGCAAAGGCTGGAAGTGTACCCGTCAGCCCGACATTCCAGCTGCCCGATTGAGTCACCGGGCCACCGCCGCAACTGCCGGTGCACGTGAAGCTGGATGCGCCGGATATCGTAACCGGCACCGGCACGCCGGCTGCATTGCCCTGGATGGTGATCGGATAGCCGCCGGGTGTTCCCGCCGCGGTAATCCCTTCGACCCCGCCGATGTTTACGCCGTGCGTGGTCTGGGCCGGGATCGGCGCGTTGACCGAATTGGCCAGGGTCGATGTATTCGGATCGAAAATGGTGACGGGATTGGTGGCTGTGCCAAACGGCACGCCGGTCTTGTCCAGAATGACGGTCGCATCCGCCCCGGTGATCTGGTTGCCTTTGAGATACGTCGGTGTCACCGTCTGCGCGATGGCAGGCGCAGCGCTTGCCAGTGCCATGGCCACAGCCGAGGCACGAATTGCCCTATTCATGATCTTGGCCCTCTTTTTGTCCGGAGGTCGGTTCGGTGGAATTGGTGCCGTAAATCAGTCCGCCGATCGCCAGAGTGATCGCGGGAATGTACAGCGTGAGAGAGCCGAACAGCTGGCTCCAGGCGCCGACGTCGATCAGCTTTTTGATGATCGAAACCGCGGCCACGACAGGCAGACCGATCAGCAGGACGACGGCGATTGCCATGCCTACCAGTCGCCCGATCGCAACGGTCCGGTTGTCCGCCCCGGTCAGGGCCTGTTTCAGCCAACCCATGACAGCGCCTCCGTCCGGATGCGGGTCACACGCGCCAGCCAGCCTTTGCCAAACACCGCAAATGTCGGCAGATCGCGCAACAGGTCGGCCCGCGCGTCGCACAGCCGGGTGATCAGCTTGCCCAGCCCGATCCCGGCAACATAGGCCTGGATTGCGCGCAAGGTGGCAGGCCCCGGCTGGCCACTCCTGCGCGCGCCGACAATCCCCTGCAGCGCTGTCATGGCGCGCGTCGGCCCGGCGTTGACCGAAAAATCAAACAGCGCCAGCGCCAGTGCCACCGGCAGATTGTCGCAATCGACCTTGTCCCAGAACCAGGCCTTGTACAGCGGCGCGACTTTGGTCGGCGTCAGCGCGCGCATGGTGTCACGCGATGCCGGCTGCGCGCTCCACGAATGCCAGGTCCTGGCGGTAATGCCCAGATTGGTTGCGCCGCCAGGGTCACGGCTGTCGTCGACAAAGCCGCCTTCCTCTTTCAGGACGATGCGCAGCGCATCGGCAAAAGTGTGCTGGGTCATTTCCAGACATGTCCGATGATGATGGCGGCCACGCCGCCGATTACGGCGGCAATGCCCGCCAGAACCCACCACGCCCCGCGCAGCTGGCTTTCACGCGCTTCAATCCGCGCAAGCCGTTGATCGATGCGGTCAAGGGTCTGCTCCACGCGGTCGAACCGGTCTTCCATCGCGGCAAACCGTCCTTCCATCCGGCCGATGTCCCTGTGCAGATCGGTGTGGGTCATGTCAGCCATCACGCGCTCACTGCGCCACGCGCACAGATACAGTGCCCGACGTCAGCGTGATCGCCAGATAGTAGGTGGCCGACGCATCGGTTTCGATCTGGACCGGTTCATTGACGATCGCGCCGGCTACAGCGTTGAACGAAAATGACCCGATCACCACGCTGTTGCGCGTGATCGCCATCCTGGTCGTGCCGCCGTCGGTCGAACGCAGCAGTTGCGCGGTGCCGCTCGCCTGAACCATGGCATTCAACGTCACCCAGATCGGCCGGTTCAACTGCGGCAGCAGCGGGCCCAGCACATGGGCTGCGGTGTCGCCGATTGCGGCAGTCAACGGTGCTGCCGTGGCTGCAACAAAAGGCGCGGTCAGGAGCGAGAGCGCGGCATTGCCCAAAGTCTGGTTGGCTGCGGTGGCAGCACCGTTGAGAGAGCCCAGGTTGACAGTGCCGACCGCGTTGGCACTGGCGGCAAGCGTCGTAACGGTCATTTCCGCAAACGTCCCGTCGCCCATGTCGACAAGTCGCTTCTTGACGATATTGCCGTTCAATCCGGGCAGGAGATCGGGTGTGGTGATATCGACCATGCGTCACTCCTTGCGCCCGATCCGGTCATGGGTCGGGGGGGTGGTATGTTGTTGGGATGGTGACTTGCGCGATTACGGCGGCGCGGTTGGATGGCACGCGGTCTGGAACAACGTGCAACGATGTGGGTACCGGTTTTTTGCCAAAAACGATGCGAAAACAAAAAGCCCTCAGGCGTGTTGCGTTTCAGATTGAACAGAACCCGCCTTAGGATTGATCGCGCCGGTTTTGGATCGCATCGGCCACCGCCGCATCGATGGCAGGGCGGTCGCCGGGGTCGGTCTGGTTCAGGCGCAGCAATGTCGTTGCCTGGTTGCTGACCGTTGGCAAAATGGCGTCGGGCAAAGCTTCGCCGGTCATGAATTCGTGCCTGGCCAAGGCATCAAGCACTGCCGCGCGATGATCGCCAGGGTCATCGGCAGTTTGTCCGGCTGCCATCGCCGATTGGCTCTGTGCAAGTCGCGCCAGATCATCGGTGTGAACCGCACCGATCAACGGGGCCAGGTTGGTCTGGACAAATTGATCGGGTGACCGGCGTTGCAGCAGTTCGAGGCGCAGGGCGGTGGCATTGCCAGGGCCTGGCACGGCCGCAGACTGTGCCGCGTTGCGCAGGGCATTGTCGACGTTCGCGAAATTCGCAGGCGTAAGCCGCGCGGCAAGATCGATCGGCAAATCGGCACCCTGTGCAAATGATGCGGGTGCGGCCGCGGCCATGGTTGCAATCGTGCGCCCGGCTGCCTGATCGTTTGCCGCCAGTTGGGCACTGTCCGACAGCATGCGGCGCTGGCCAAGGCTGGCAGCCAGCGCGCGATCCTGGTCCGGCAGATCCTGGCGTGCCGCGATCCGTTCGATCATCGTCGGCAAATCCCATGCGCGCGGTGTATCGGTGGTCCCGATCATGGCGCCTGCGCCGCCGGCATTGTCGAGCAATGCGGCTGCGTCGGCGGGCTGCCCGGTCGGTGTGGTCGCCTGCAGCGTGACCACAGGGCCGGCGCTGCCGATCACGTGCTGCGGTGACACCAGATCGCCTGGCGCGACCGCGGCCAATCCGATACCGCCATATTCTGTATTGCTGCCATCGGGGTGCACAATCCTGATCGAAGCATTGTCGGGCGTGCCCGCGATTGCTGCTACCGTGCCGCCGGCAATCGGATGAACCGCCGCACCCGGTGGTGCGTAGATCGCGGTGGCATCGGCAGACTGAACGCTGGCGGATGGATCACTGGCCCGATTGCCGCCCGCTGCTTGGGCAAAGATCGTCGCCATCTGGTGTTCGCGCGCCCCCTGGCCGATACGTGCAACCGCCAGTTGATAGGCGGCCGGCGACAGGGCATCGCCCCACCCGTCCACGATATGCGCCGCAAATTCGGGCTCTCTGGCGGCCAGGGCCTCGCCAATTGCCTGTGCTACCGCACCGCCAACGGCACCGCGCATCGCTGCGACACGGTCGGTTTCGCTGGCCATCGGTCCAGCCTGTGCGGCGGCCAGCGTCTGCACGGCGCCAAGGCCCTGAACAAACCGGCCCGGATCATGCCAGGCCAGGGCTGCATCGCGTTGTGCCGTCTGCATGGTCTGATCGGTCAGCGCCTGTCGCTCGACCATTGCCTGGTTCAGGGCATGGCCGGTAATCCGTGCGGCAGCGTCAGCGATCGCCGGGCCGATCTGCGCATCGTAGGCCGCTGCCATCGCCGGCGTGCCCAGCGCCGCCTGACCGGCGTCCCTGATCCGTGCCAGATCGCCCAGCGCCTGCGGTTGCGCGGCAACGGCAGCAGCGCCTTGCAGACCGGCATGATCGTCAACCACGCCGGTTACGGCGGCCTGATCGCGCAGCGCGCGTCCGCGCCCGGCCGTGTCATCGGTGAATGACCGGATCGCGGCGTGAACGCCAGTCAGATCGCGCAAATCGGCTGCGGCAGCCGACAGCACCCGGCCGATCGTGGCACCAGGCCCGGGGCCGGTCGGCGCTGAATACCGCGCGTGATAGGGTTCGACCGGCGTGAGTGCCGGTTTATAGACCGGAGCGCGCATCACAGCCCCAGCCCCGCAGTCAGCGGAGCATATTGCCGTGCTCCGCCCAGCGCGGTTTCGTTTGATCCGGAACCGCCAACAAGGCCACTGCCCAGATTGACCAGGCCACCGACCAGCGCGGCATTGGCGCGGCTGTTGGCAACCGCTGCCTGACCAAGGTCATTGGCAACGGTAACGTCCGAACCCATCAGGTTCTGATTGCCCTGCGCATAGATGCGCGCCAGATTTTCCTGACCTAGAATCTGCGTATCGTTCTGGGCATTGGCCGAAGTGCCATATCCGACCGCATCGCCGTTAGCTGCTGCCAGCAAACGCTGCTGTCCGGTCACCGCCGCCATCTGGCGATATTGCTGCAATGCGGCATCGCGCATGTTCTGCTGGCCGATCTGCGCGGCGTTGCTTTCAGCCCGGGCATTGGCATCGGCCGCAGCGGCCTGGGCCCGGGCCTGGCCGATCGAGGATGCCATGCTGATCCCCGAACCGATGGCACCAAGGCCTGCAGCGACGAGGGGGACGACGGGTGCGCACATCACTTGATCTCCCGGATGAAACGGCGGAACGCAACATTGCGCATCACGACCTGGTTCTGTTCCACGGTAAAGCCCCAGTGCGTCAGCAGTCGGATCGCCTGCCGGTTGTCCGAGGATACGAAATTGCGCAAGCGACGTCCGTGACGATGCATCGCCGCGATGATGGTCGGCCCGTTGGCAATCAACGCGCGGGCTTGGCGCGCAACCTGATCGCTGCCCAGAAACCACGGAATGGCATCGCTGCCTGTGGCCGATTCAACCACCACTCCGAACATGGCATGCGGCTGATCATCGATCATCGCGGTCCACACTTGCGCGCTGGCAATCAGGCCATGGCGCAGCGCCTGGTCGGCGCTGCGCCCCATCGCCGCGCATTCGATGCGGTCGATCGGCCGCAACCGTGCGGCCAGACAGGACACATGGTCCAACGCCCCTGGCACCAGCGCGATCGGCCCGCTGGCCTGCGCGTTCATCCGCCGATCACCGGGTCGACCGCCACACCCAACAACGTAAACGGCAGCGGCAGTGTCTGGTTGATCCACACGGTGCATTCGGTGCGCACCGTGTTGTCCATCGACACCAGACAGGTGCCGTCAAACAGCGCAGTGCCCGGATCGCCTTCAGGCGCGACAACCGGAAACAGATCGGCGCTGCCGATACCGGCATTGATCGGGCCGGTTTCGCTCAAAGTCAGCACCGCCCGGGCCGGATTTTGAACTTTTCCCAAATTCGAGCCGCTGCCGGGCACGTTGATCCGCAAGGGCAGGGTCTCGACATCCACTGCATAAGGCAGACCGAACGACACCACCGATCCTGCGCCGATCGAGGGCGGCAGGGTGATCGTGCCGTTCGCAACAGTCAGCCCGGTCACCGGCACGCCATCGACCAGGCCTGCGACATCGGTCTGGCCTTCAAGGTGCCACAGCCCGGTAAAGCTGGTTTGCGGCGTGGCGAAACTCGCCGAGACCGCACAATCGAGAAAGCAGCAATCGGTCAGGTCGTCCCACCGGTGCGAGGCCATGCGTTCGACAAACCAGCGGGTCTGCCCTGCGACAGTGCGTTCCACGATCAGATAGACCCGGTCTTCACCGTCCTCGGTGATTGAACAGACCGACTGCACCTTTCCGGCGGTGTCGCACAAGGTCCAGCCCCAGATGTTCTGTTCCTGCTCCCAGGCAAAACACAACAACACGCCATCGTCGCGCACGGCCCAGATCAGCGATCGCGGTTCCTGGCTGTAACACCATGACACGATGGTATGGCCTGCGAAAAAATGCGGTGAAAAGATCGTGATATCGTTGGCGCGCAAGCCGTTGATGGCAAAATCATAACTCAGGCTGCGCACCGAAGTGCCGATCGAGGGCACGTAGAATACGACATTGTCGACCACCAGCGGCGGCAGGCGCGATGATCCACGCCCCACCTGCCGCTGGATCAGCGGCGGAGTCGCGCCATCGAGCGGACCGCCATTGCCACTGCCCAGAATATCGAACACACTGTCGCTGGTCAGCGCCAGCAGCGACGTGGTGGATGTCAACTGGTTAACCGAATTGACCCGTCCGGCCATGATCGCAAAGCTCATGCTGTCATCCCCACGCAAGGGTGTGGAATAATCCATGTTCTCGATCAGTGCCGATTTCGACGCCCAGATGCCGTGCGGCACGTTTTGCGATCGCGCCCAGATCGCCCGCTGCTGAAACAGCGTTACTGTCGATGGGTAATTGCCCGCAGTGGCAAACGGATTGTTGGCCAGCGGCGGCGCCTGGTCGTAGGCCGGGCCGATATTGTCATCGACAAAACTGGTGGCGGTGGTGGTGCCGATATACCCGAAAAACTGCGTGTTGCCGGCTTTGTAGACATTGTAACGGGTCGCGCCCGAAACCGCACTCCATGCCAGCGCATTGGTATTCTTTTTCAGCGTCAGGTCGTTGGTCGCACTGGCGCCGGGTGACGCGCGGCTCTCCTCGCCGGTGTTGTCGTTCACGGCCGTTACGCAATAGCGGGCGATCTGGGGAAAATAGTTCAATCCGTTGTTGGCCGCGTCGGTATCGGCAACCGTTGCCGCAATCGTGCATGTGGCAGGCGCTGCCAGCACGGGTCCGAACGCGACCTGCCGGAACGCCCAGCTGGTGTTGCCCGAACGAACCAATTTGGTTGGCGGATGGTTGAGATGCGCGAGATAGAGCGTGTCGGCGGTCTGTTCGTAATCGATATCGGACAGTTCCGCGCCATTGTACGGCGAACCGGCCTGGTAAACGCGCGAAGCCCCCATCAGATCAATCCTTCAGCCGAGATGAGCCAAGCCCGCCGCCATATGACACCCATGGCGGGGTCACGACCGGGGCAGGTGCAGGAACAGTTGGCGGCGCCACCACCACCGGCGGCGACACATTGGCCGTTCCACCGGCACAGCCCGAAAACGCCGCACATTGGCTCGTATCGGCATTGATGGTGATGGTGTTCGGATCGATCACCGACACCACCTGCCATGTCCGGAAATTCAACACCGCACCCATGCCATCGGCCACGCCGGCCAGATAGATCAGGTCACCTGCGGCAAATCCATGAAACGCAATGGTCAACTGCGCGTTGGCCGTATTGGTAATCGCGGCAATCGCCTGCTCGTTTTCCAGCACGCGCCCGCCCAGCACGCAGGGGGCCATATAGCCGTGCCCCATTTCCAGGACATAAGTCTGGGTCATGGAAAACTGGAACGGGATCAGCCGGGTCGGGGTCGCAGGATTGATCACCTCTGCCACCAGACGCGTGCCGGGCCGTTTGGTCACCCCGCCGTATTTCATCACGATCACATTGCGTGCCTGGCGCAGGCCGGCTTGCCAGGCATCGACGTCGAACCGGCCATACAGCTCGGGGGCAAGCTCGCCCTTGCTGAAATTGACTTGCGGAATACGGGTGGTCACAGATCGCTCCCGATCCCGGACCGCGCAAAGGCGGCTTCGCTGACATAACGCGCCGGCGGCCTTGCCCGCTGGTTGCAATCATCCGCGATCGCCCTGGCGCGCGCCAGTTCGGCAGCTGCACCCAGTTCGCGGGCAAGCCCTGTGTCCTTGCGGATCGGCACCGCCACGCGCGCGGCCAGTTCCAGCGCAAACGCGCGGCGGGCCAGCGGGGGCAACACCGTGACGTCGGTGGTGCTTGCCACAAAGACGAGGGTGGCCGACCACACATTGCAATAGATCAACCCGCCTTCGATCAGGAACGCGATCGGCATGGCATCCTGCATGGGAAACGCGAACGGCCCACCATGCGGCAGATGGCAGGCATCGTCCTCGACCGCGCGGATCGCCAGCGCGCGCGCGCAACTGCCCGGCAACACATAGGCATGGGTCCATTCCGCCGGCCGGTCGTTGGTGGTCGGGTTCAGTACCGTGCGCGTGACGGCCCAACTCCAGTCCGACCATTGCGAAAATTCGGCCAGCAAGGGCGCGGCAAAGCGACTGACTTCGCGGGCTTCGATCGAATTGTCGCTGATGCTGGTGATCGGACCCGCAGCAATTTCCGCCAGGGCCAGGTTGCAGATATCGTCAAGCGTTGCCATGCCCGGGTGTCCTGTCAAAATGGCTTTGCACACTATCGCGGCACCGCGCGTGATGCGGGCGCACCCGCTGTGGAGCGCCGGCCTTGCCTGCGCCCCACACCGGTTTCAGTCCGCGATCATTTGCCCGATCCCCCGGGTTTGCGCTGGGGTGGCATGGCCGGGGCGGCCGGCGCCGGGTCAAGCGGTATCCACGCCAGGCCGGGCGGATCGTCACTGGTGAACACTTCACCGGTGTCGACCAGGCGCCCCACGTTGTTCAGATAGATCGGCTCGCGCGCGCGATAGCGTAGCATCAAATCCCGCCACCGCCCGAATTGCTCTGACGGCTGGCAACGATTGCCGCGTTGATCGTGCCCGCAGTCGCCGTGCCGACCAGGGTGTAATACAACTGCAAATAGCGGCAGTTGGCCTCCTGCACCACCTTGGGCACATGGAACTGATAACCGGCCACCAGTTGGCCTGCAGGAATCGCGGCACCGGTATCGACCGAGGTCCAGTTGACCGCATCGGGTGACGTCTGGACCGAAACCTGCAGCGACGTCAGCCCGGCAAAGGTCGATGCCACCGACACCGACAGGTCGATCGGCTGGCCATGACCGATGTTGCGCACCAGCGGCAACGTGGCGCCAAACGGCGTGCCGGTCGCCCCGAGGTCGAGCATGTTGGTCGATGGTGCCGAGGTGGTCACCGCCTGCTGGGCGCTGAAAACAAGCGAAGTGTCGATGATCATGAAGCGATGTCCTTGTTCACCGGCCGACCGGGTCGAAAACGGGTGTTCCCGACCCGGCCGGTCCTGGCGGTGGATTGAACCGTACCGGTTCGTTTGAGGGCCGCGGAGCTTGTGTCGAACCCTGCGCTTACGAAACCAGTGTCTCGGTGCTGAGCAGTGCGTCGGTTTCGCGGACCGGCATCCCGCGCCAGGTCATCACCTCTTCGCCCTGGATTTCCATCGGGGTCAGACGCACGAAGTTGTCGACGCCCGACCGGCCGTTGGTGCCTTCGGCGTCCAGCGCTTCAAGCAGCGTGCGGTTCATGTAGATCACGGTGCGGCCCGGGCTGATCTGCCCATCGGCTTCCATGCGATAGGCACGCCGTCCGTGCAGACGATAATAGGCATGGCGCATCATCGGGTTCAACGCGACCGAGCCGCTGATCACGCTGGGCACGTCGATATTGGCAATGCGCGCATTGTAACGCCAGTCCTTGACGCACAGACCCACATGCTGGGTGAACTTTTCCTCTTTCACGTAGAACGGGTTGCCATTCGGATCGAGCACCCGCTGGCGACCCATGTCTTCGCGCTGCACCCCGCCCGGAATGGTGTCGGGCACGATCACCGAGGTCTGCATGTCGCCATGGGTGACAAACCAGATCGAGGTGTTGTTCGATCCGGTGGCGCCGGCGCTGATCACATTGGGATTCAGCTGCGAATTGAACCTGGGCCCAAGGCCGTGGAACTGCTTGCCGTTGACCTTCACGTCGGAATACCAGATCGCGCTTTCGATAGTCTGGGCAATCGCTTCGAGAAAGCCCTGGCCTTCGACCAGCCGCAGCTTGGCCGCCTCGGCCGGTTTCAGATTGAGCAGGCGTTCATCGACGCTCGACAGGCCTTCGACAAAGCCGGTGGTGTCCTTCACTTCGGTATAATTGCCCTTCGACTGGGCAATACCCTGATACAGCGCGCCCCACGATACCGAAGGCAGGCCGGTGCGGATCGATGACCGGTGCTCGGTCCCGCTGTTGCAGTTGACGACATTGGCGTCTTTCATGAACGGCGTCAGCTGGGTCAGCGCTTCGACCACATCGCCGATGCCGTCGCTGCTTGCCTTCAAGACGTCGATCAGATTCCAGTATGAACTGCCAAGAATGGCCATAACCTAGGTCTCCTTAGGGAAATCCCGCAAGACCGGCGGGCACGGGGGTGCGGGGCGGTGGGGGCCCTTTTGCAACGAAGTCTGAGCGTACAACGAAGTCTCAGCGCGCCTCGTCGGGGTACAGGCGTTCCCACACCGGCCGGTTGCGGCTGGCGGCCGTCATCGGGCGGACAAAGCTGCTGTCTTCGCCCAGCAATTCGCCCAGACGGCGAAACGCGCGGATCATGTCGGGATGGTTGCCAAACCCGCTGTCGTTCAGTGCCTGGCGAAACGGATGGCCCGTGGCATAGCCCAGCGCGTCGAGCGCTTTGGCAGCAAAGTGCTCGGTTTCACCGCGCCGCGCCCCGCCGATTTCGGGATCGGCGACAAAGGCATCGTACCAGGTCTTTTTCTGCGCTGCTGCGGCATCCTCGATCTGCCGCACCAGGCTTTCCTGCGTGCGCGTCATGATATCGCGCGCCACCGGCAACAGCTTGTTGGCGGCATCATTGGTCAGGCCAAGATCGCGCAACACCGGGTCGGCGTTTTGCACCAGCGCCGGGTCGATGGTGAAGCCTTCCATCGCCAGATCATAGCGCTCCGGTGCAACCACTGCCGGCGCCACAGTGGGCAACACGGCCTGTTCGGCGGGGTTTGGCGCCTGTGGTGCGGTGTCGGCGGCTACCACCTGCTCAGCCGCCGATGGGGAGCTCGTCATAGCGGGCACTGTCGCGGAAACGGCTTCGCTCACGGATGGTATCCTTGCTGTTGAGCGCCTCGCCCAGGCTGAGGCACAAAGTGGTGATGCCGTCGGGGTCGGCGCTGCGCACCGCTTCGCTTTGCCCGGCGTGGATCATCATCAGAAGTTCAAAGCCAAGCGCCCGGCGCCCTTCGAGATGGCCCAGATCGCGGCCCGGTGCCGTGCTGGCCGAAACGCTGTGCCCCAGAATTCCCGCGCTTTGGATCGCGGCAAACAGAAACCGGCGAAATTCGGCACGCGCCAACAGAAATTCCGCATCCTTTGCGTCAAACGCCATGCGCAATCCCTTTTCCTGTTATGTCCGATCAACCCGGCGGCAGGATCCGCGCCAGCAGACTGTCGCCGTTGCCCGTGTCCGTTGCGGCCAGCAGCCGCGCGGCATCGGCCGCCGCTTTCATCGCGGGCATGGCTGCCAGGGTCTGCGCGGTTTGCGCCTGCGCCGCGCGCGCCTTGCGCAAGGCGGCGACTTCGCGCGCCGGGCGGATCAGGCGCGCAGGGGCCCCGGCGCGATAGCCGTATTCATCGACCGCTTCGTCAAAATCGATCTTGTCGAGCGCCTCGGGATGGACGGCGGCCAGATTGCCGACAAAACCGACCACGCGCTCGATCTGGCCCAGCCCGACCATGCGCTGCATCTGCTGCAGGATCGATACGAATTCGACATTCAGCGGCTTGTCCGACAGTGCCGCCGGAACCGGTGGCAACATGCCGCCACGTTGCAGGATGCCGAACGCGCGTTCGATCGCCACTTGCAGCTTTTCATTGGCCACGCGTTCGATCACGGGACCAAGCTGGGTCAGCTTTTCCTCGTTGCGCGCGGCGATTTCCTCCACCGTGCGCGGCTGGATCCCGGCCATGTTGGTAATTGCGTTGAACAGATCGGCAAAGGCCAGCGAATCGATCTGCCGGCGGCACTTGTCCATTTCCTCACCGATCGCCGCCACCGCCTGGTACGGCATCTGGTATGGAATGAAGATCTGGTCGCGATCGACCCCGGCAGCGGCCACCACACGGCCCGGCTCCCCGGTCAGGCGCACATTGGGCGGCGCGATCTTTTCGGGTTTGACCATCTGATCGATCGCTTCGTTGCGCCGCTTTGCCTGCATCTGCAATTCGCGCAAAGCGGGCAAGGCTTCCATGCCTGGCGAAACACCATAAGTATCGCCACCGACCACGTCCCAGCGCGGGGCCCAGAACGGCTGTTCCTGATAGCCCGATACGCGCAGCACGCTATCCGAACGATCGGCCGGGTCCCAATAGACCGACCGCCACGGCTTGGCCCCGAATTGCAGCGGATCGCACGCGGGATCGGGCTCGATCGCATGATAGATTTCAACCGCCGCATCATATTGGCTGCGGTCATACAGCGATCGGATCACCTGCGAACACATCTCGCCAAACGTGTCGACCGCCTGCTTCACACTCATCGGGCACACCCGGTACAGCGTGTCGGGCATCAGGGCGTCCGACAGCCCGATCCAGTATTCGCCAAAGGTCAGCGCGTGGCAAACGGCCCCGGCTACGGGATGTTCGACCATCACGCAGCCTTCGGTGCCGAACAGGCCCATTTCGCCATAGCCGGACTTGGCCGCCGAATAGAAATTGGTCGACGCAAAAAAGGCATAGATCCGCCGTTCCACATCGGACAGCCAGGCGCGCACGCCATTGGCCTCCATCAACGCAGCATCGGCCAGATTGAGCGTAAACCACGGCCGCGACGCGCTCGACAATCCGCTGGTCATGCCGTTGGTCAGCGTGCGGAACGCCTCGATCCCGTGCGGATCGAACAAGGTGCGGTTCCACATCCGCCGACGCCCGCCATTGTGATCCCGGGCCCCGCGCACAAAGCGCGACCGGGCGGGTTGGGCAAAGCGGGCAATCTGTTCGGCTTCGGCTTCATAATCGGACCGGACCGATTTCAGCATGGCCAGCCGCGTTTCGCAGTGGCTGCGCAAGGTGTCGTTTCCCATCATCGGGTCTGTCAATCCTTCAACCCAGCGTCGGCTTGGAAACGGTCGGCGTGCCCAGCACGCCCTGCGGGCCGGTCACCATTCCGGCCAGCACGGTCCGCTGCCATGCCTGGGGATCGGCGGCTGTCACCGGTGCGCCCTGGTCGGGCAATTGCATGGGTTGCCGTACCGGGACGGTCGGGATCGTCGGGGTGCTGCACATGCTGGCCTCCTGTGGTTGACACGCAGGGCTTAACCGGCCCTTGCGCGACTTTGGATCGCAGGGTGCAGATATTTCCGGTCAATCAAGCTCGGTATAGCGGCTGTCGGCGCGCACCGCGGCGACGCGATCCGGGTCCAGCCAGTTGGGCAGGCTGCGCGGCAGCACTGTTTCCGCAAACGTACAGGCCAGCGCATCGGCCCAGTCGGGGCTGGGCAGGCCGCGCCGTTTCATGTCGGCCTTGCGCTCCAGCTGCACACGCGTGTCATCGGCGGCAAAGCTGTAATTTGGTCCGGCCAGATCGTCGCGCAGGCGCGGGCCATCGGGAATTGCTCCGCGCCGCAACCAGGCGCGCATCCGCGTCCAGATTTCGGCGCGCTTGTTGGCGGTATGCACGGCAACGCCGGGTTCCAGTTCGGCATCGCGACCTTCGCCGCCAAACCACACCTCGATCACCGGCATGTCACCGACCAGCTGGCGCAGCCGATCGACAATCGCCGCACCGATATTGCCGGCATCGACCATGATCGCATCGGGCTGCCATTTCATCGCGGCCAGCGCGATATCGCCCGCCAGCGCCATGGCATCGGCACCGCGCCACGATTGCCATGGGCGCGATCGTGCATCGTTGCCACAACGGATCGCCAGCACGCTTTCATCATCGCCATAGCGCGCGCAATCGACGCCAAAGATCACCGGCTCGCCCCCGGCCAGCACCGGAATGGCGCGTGCCTGCGCCAGTTCGATGTCGCGCTGGTTGATGAACTGGGTTGCATTGGCTGCTGGGAACCGGCCCAGCACGCGCACCCGCGCCAGGTCGGAATCCGCGCCGAAAGTACGCACCAGTTCGTCCAGATAGGTCTTGTTGGTGCCCTCGACATCGCGCGCATCGATCTGCGCCGTGCGCCACAGCGCGCGCTGGCGGCCAAAACATTCGCGAAAGGCACCGGTGGCATGGGTCGGATTGCCGAACGCCAGCCAGATGATTTCGGTCTCGGCATCGGTCAGCGCACCCAGCGCGACTTCCCAGACCTTGTCCGATATGCCCGACGCTTCATCGAATACCAGTACGATGCGTTTGCCCAGATTGTGCAGCCCGGCAAAGGCTTCGGTGTTGTGTTCGGACCAGGTCACCAGGTCGCACCGCCATGATGTCCCGCGGCCTGGCATGGTCGAAATCATCGCGGTCGCACTGTTGTGAAACCATCGTGCGGTCAGGGCCAGCCGCGCCCATTTGGCCAGTTCGGGTGCGGTCTTGGTGCGCAACTGTGCTTCGGTGTTGGCAGTGACAATCACGCGGGTGTCGGGGCATGTGTCCAGCGCCCATTTGATCAGCATGCCGATCAATGCCGATTTGCCGATGCCATGGCCCGACGCGCGCGCAATCCGCAAAGGCTGAAACCGGGTTTCAGGGACTGACAGATGATCGCGGATTTCGGCCATGACCGCGCGTTGCCAGACGCGCGGGCCGGCTATCCCGGCCAGATCCCCTTCGCCCCAGGCAAAGGCATACATGGCATAGCCCAGCGGATCGGCCGTAAACGCGCCGATATCATCGGCCAGCGCCAGCACCGCATCGGCGTCAGTCAGGGCCTTGCCCGATCGTTGCATTGCATATCCCCGTCTCCGCCCCCGGCAGCGGCAGCGTCGCCGGCCTGGCGATGCACGCGCTGGCGCGCGCGTTGGATCGCGGCGACCGCATCGAAAGTGCTGGACAATTCCAGGTCCTGGCGCGGTTTGCCCCAGGCACGATCCAGCACCGCATTGGCCGCGCTGACCCTTGCGGTGGCCGGGGCATCGGCGTTGGTCATGATTGCCACCAGCGTGGCCAATGCCTGTGCGGTATGGGTGCGGGCCAACCCGGCATCGCCGCGGCCCTGCACAGGCGCGGTGGTGTTGGCAGGCGCAGGGCACTTGCGCGCGCGAACGGTGCGGGCGGCTGGTATCGCGGGTTCAGTGCGCGGCATAGGGCTTGCGATCGCCAGGTAACCCCAATGCACCGGCAGAGCGCGCGCCGCGCCGCACCAGCGGCCGGTCGGCATGCATCGACGGGTGGCGCGCGGTCTGTTTGCCGGTGGCGACGATTTCCACCAGACGAAAGCGCTGAAACCGGCTGACCCGGATCAGGCCCCGACGTTCCAGATTGCGCACCAGCTTGGCACCCATCGAGGTCGAATTGAACCCGGCTGCCACTTCCAGATCGATATTGACCGGGCAGGGCTGGTCATGTTCGGCCGCGTGATTGATCAACCGATAGGCAATCCGTTCGGCCGGGGCGAGGTCGTCGGCGTGAACATGCGGCGGCATGGGCAGGGGCGGGCGCACGGATAGCATGTCCTCGTCCCAGAACGCGTCGAGACAGTCGCGGATCGCTTTCATCGGTTGGTCATCTTTCGCAGTGTGAGCAAGCGCCAGACAAATGGCGGTGGGGCGCCATCGTGGCGCACCCACCGCCAGGGTTTGCGGCTGCGCCGTCAGGGGAAACGGTCGCGCGCGCTGCAGGCCGGGGCCGGTAACGCTGTCACCGGCGGGACAAAGCCACTGCTGTGTCGGCACCGTCGCCCACGTGTGGGAAAGGGGGCGATCCGGTGATTCGGCCTGCATGGCGATGATCTATCTCAAAATCGGATAATCAGATAGCAAAGACCCGCCGAAAATGGATATAATTCTCTTTTCCGATGACGGTTAATCTGATATTGCATTGAAACACACTGTCACAAGGGACGCGCAATGCGTGCATTCGATGCCTTGCTGGTGCGTCAGACGATGAAGCAGCAGCAGATCAGCCAGGCCCACCTTGCCCGGGCGCTCGGTTTGGCCAGCCAGTCGGCAGTATCGGCGCTGCTTGCCGGGAAGCGGCGGGTCGCAGTCGATGAAGCGGCGGCGATCTATCGGTTGCTCGGGCTGGACCGGCCTGCAGTTGCAGGGCAGCCACCATCCTTTGATCCACAGGTCGCCTCTGCCCGCCTGCGCGAAGGCGATCCGGGGGGTAGTGTGCCCGATTATGGCGTGGTGCCGGTGATCGGCATCGCCGGCGCCGGGCGCTGGCGCGAAGCGGTCGAAGTGCCGCTTGGCCATATGCCGGTGCCGGGTCGGCTGGCAGGGCGCGGCGTGTTCGGCATTGCCGTGAATGGCGATTCGATGGATCTGCTGATCGAGGACGGGGGCCTGATCCTGGTTGATGCGGGCCAAAAGGAACTGAGCCCGGGCGGGGTCTATCTGATTGCCAACAGCAGCGGAGAGGCGACTGTCAAACGCTATCGCCGCGATCCTGCCCGGTTCGAACCGTGTTCCAGCAATCCCGCGCACCGTCCGTTCCTGATCAGCGACGATGATTTCTCAGTGCTGGGCAAAATCGTCTGGAAAAGCGCGCCGGTGGCCTGA